ATCTCCTTAAGGTAAGCCCACCTCCTGATTGCCGCATGCAACGGATGTGGGTGCGGTGTCGCAAACGCATTGGACCATGGTATATTCAACTCGCTCGCCTTATGTTGAGTCTTTTCAGGCACATTCCACGGACATAACTCACGAGCATCCTCGAAATTGTTCACAAGGACAGGCTGCAAGAGTTTCTCTGTCGCGGATCTCACATCAGGGGTCGTCACCAGGGCCATAGCACTATCAACAGTACTCTTCGAAGCTTTGCCAACCAAGCGCACCATAGAATTGTCCCTGAGTATTTCACAGAACTCAAGGATGGTGCTTTTAGTAAGCTTAGGATCGTCAAGTGGAGGTATCTTCTTCCCCAAACCAACTCGTTCAATGTGGTAGTCACCGTCATCTTGAAGCTCCCACTGCACATAAGCTTTGGCGTAACCTTCCTCCCACTCTTCGCGAATGGAAAGGATCTCATCAGAAAGCCAACGAGCAGTAACAGGTTCAGGAGCATCAGCACGCTCATCTTCCCAGAAAATCATATTGTATAGCTTCTTCCAGCAATCACCAGGAGCACGAACAGCTCTGTCAACGTGCTGTATGTCTTCAAAGGGGTTAACATACTCCGACATCATGTCAATGGGAAACTCAAGATTGTGCAAAACTTGTTCATGCCAATCTGACCAGTCTTCAGCACCAACGCGCCTCAACGGAAATTCAGTGATGAGATAACGCCACTGCAACGCAGCAGGCCAATTTTGCCTTTTAACTACGTGCGCACCAGGTCCAACGAACAGAACCTTGTAATGCTTAGGGACGATACCATGAATCCGGTTGAACTCAGCAACACGTGCCATGCAAGGACGCATGCCACAGAATTGCTCAGCCTCAGCACGCAATCGTTTAGGGATGAATTTTAGGTAACAGAGACCAGGAATGAATTTCCTGTTGCGAACACCGCCACGATGTTTTCTCTTAGGTCGATCAGCCACAGATTGGGCTATTTCAGAGACCCGAGGAAGCGTTGTAGTATTGTTCGTAACGGTCGGAACTTCAGCCACAGGGGCTATGTCACATTCCAAACCGATTTCGAGCTTCTCGCCTTCAGAAAGCTGCTCAAGCTTTCTCCTACATAAGGGGCATGATAAAGACCTCGCGGTCCATGATGATGTGCAATCTTCACAGAAAGAATGCGAGCATGCAAAGGCAACTTCACCAAAACAATGCTCAAGACAAATGGGGCAATCCAATTCTTTCTTGGACACCTCAAATGTAATCTGCTCACCTTCTTCGGGGCAGATATATTGGAAGTCATCGAACTCTCCAAAAATTTCTTCAATACGGGCTTCTCTAATTCGAGAAGCCTCGCCTCTTG